CGGGCTTTGCTGTATTCTGAATCTCATATTGTTTTATTTCATTGCCAGTAGAATTTGAATCTGTGGCTAAAATACGATCAATGGGCATGTGGTCATTAGTCATAAATAAAGTAGCATCTAGTGCACTAATAGTATAAAGAAACTTCCAAACATATCCATCAGATGTTTCAAATGGATCATTATTAGAACCTGTAGGCTGAACTGTTGAAGCTACCGCTGCACCAGTTGCGTCTTTTCCCTGTCTTAAACAAATATAAACATCATGATTATCATTTGCAACATAGAAAAACGCAGAGCCATAGTCGGCTAAATCTTTTTTATCATCATATGCAAGATATGTGGAACCAGTAGACCAAGATTTACGAGGAACAACTAATGAAGCTGCTGCAACTCGATGAATTGATTGAAGACCATTTCGGAATTCGTTTTGAATCCTAATATTATCTTTAGCCGCTGGTGCTGAATCTGCAGCATTCCAAGGATTAGATCGAGACACGCCAATATAATAGTTCTCTGTAGTATTGTTAATACTACGAATGGTCCCAATCATGAGTTCCTTCTTAAAGTTTTGTGTTACAATTGTCGACATGCTCTACCTATTAAATTATTGCGTCTTTTAAATATAACATATTCTTATTTCTTAATTCTTGAATAGTCACATTTCTCATACTTTGGTTGTCACCATAATTAAAACTATTTATATCAAAAACTGCATTAGAATCATACTTAATCCACTCATATATACTGTTAAATTTATGGGAAAGATTAAATTTTGCTTCAATTGTGCCAGATCCAGTCTTTTTAATATTTACATCTAACATACCGTAAGAATCTAATATATTATCAATTCTTAATACTGGTGCTGATGCAGATACAATATAAGAAGAATGATTAGCAGCATCTGAATCTCCGCCAATACAGAAATGATCCCCACCAAAAGAATCTCCTAAACCGGGTAATGCTATATCAAGTTTAGTTGATGAATAATCACCATTTAAATATATTCTTGAAATATATGTTTTACTATCACCTCTTGTAATTTGAGCAAGAGTTTTATTTAACTGTAAAGGTACATCTATTTGAATTAAAGTTGATGTTGTGGTTATTCCAGTTATTGCATCTAATGTTTTAATCTTTGCTGGAGCCGCTTCAAATATTGTATATGGCTCTCCTGGTACTTCAGAAAGCCCAGGTTGATAATTAATATCTTCACTTTTTAGTGTCGGCGATAAATCTATTGCAGCTATATTAATTTCTTTATTACTATATAATCCAGCATCTACGGAATTTTTAACAGAAAGTCCAGGACCTTCTAATGCTCTACCATAACTATCTTCAATAAACCATCCTTCACTATCAGCATAATCTAATATATTTGCATATTGAAATCTTCTAGTATTTGATCCACACATATATTCTTTATGCCCATCCATAACAAGAATATCACTATTTCCCATATCAGTTTTACTAATAATACGAGTATCTATAGCTAACTTTGGTAAAGCACTATCAGTTTCAACTCTTAGGTTTAGAGGAGTTGCATCTGAAAGAACACCAACAGGTTTGTATATTGGGTTTGTGTAAAGCTGTGCTTCAGCGTGTAAGTAGAATCCAGCAGGGTGTACAAACTTTTTATATAATTGTTCCCAGTCTTTTAATGGCACTGTAGTTTTTATTAAATGAGATAATACTTGATGTAATCTACCATCTTGCATTTTTTTAGAAGATTTTGGACCAAGAATTGATAATGGATCATCTAAAGTAAAAATTTTATCTTTTGGGTATTCAACTTCTGCTGATGTATCAAAGAATCCTCTAAAGAAACCTTCAGCGGAATAAAGAGAACCTTTTACTCTAAAAAACTTAGCAAGATTTTTTAGTATCTCTCTCGGATTAGAAACAAATTGTGATGATAAACTAAGACCAATTTCATCAAATAGATTATCAAGATATTTTAGATTTGTTTTCCCAATATCTCTTATCTCATATAAATCTTTTATTGTGCTACCAAAATTACCATCACTGTCCAAAGCATCATAGTAAGTTTCTAAAAACTGAATGAGATTAGGATAATCAACAGCAAAATATTCTGGAAGAATATCTCTTACATAGTCAGCTCTAAGTGATGTATGATTTCTATCTTCAGACATTATATTACAGCGCTACCTTTGTATCTTGCTCATTCTTTAATGGTTGCATTCTTAATTTTGCAGTGTCCAATCTTAGTACATAATTTCTAAGTGGAGAAATCATACTTTGATCAAGAGGAGTTGAACTAAATGTAATATAAGGAGTTCCAGTTGATATAGAGACTGGAGCAAAGCCATTTAAATTAACACTACCCTTTTGATAATTATAGCTACCAATATCTTCTACGATTACAGTTCCCGTAGTCGATACAACTTGTAATATATTAGAATTTAATTTATTCTTAACAGTACAACGAACCGCATCATCACCATAAGTAAACATTGAAGATTCAATACTATAATCTTGGGCTTCTGCTGGAATTAATACTACTGGAAAATATATATTATAATTTTTTGGAGAACCAACAGTTACATTTAATCTTTGCTGAACTTTAAGATTCATCTTTGCAGAAAGTATGGCTCTATTTAAATCACTAACTTCTGTTAATACTTCTGATCTACTAAAAGACGAATTAAAACTATTTAAAGTATTTGTAAAATATTCTTGTAAAAAATTAGTAATAGAAGTTTGTATTGCAGAACCAGTATCATTAGTTAAACTAGGATCATAATTAAAGTTGCCTGTTATTTCTAAATATGTTTCCTCAGGTGTTACATATTTATTTGAAATTGACATAACAGAAAGTTGATTTGTAAAATTAGTTTCAATATTATTTTGGGTTTCTGTTTTTACAGATTCCGAAGTCCCATCTTGATATTGAAGACTGATATATACTTTACCATAATCAATAGGTACATTATCTTCCCCTCCCCATACAGCAACATCTTTTACAACAGGAAAGTTAGAAAGAATCATTGATCTATAATCTGCAGATGTTACTAATCTTTTCTGAGATGCAAACTGTAAGGGAGCTAATTTACGAATTGATTCTATTGTTTCTTTTTCATATCCTTCTGTTGAAGATTTTTGTGTTTGGATATTAACCGGATAATTTACATCGTTTAAAACATAACTATCTGCACTTTTAAATCCAGAACAACCGTTTGCATCAGTTCCTCTTGATGAAAAATATCTAACTACAACTTTACTTCCAATTGCGGGAGATTTGCCGAAACTCTTACCGTCACCAAAATTAATCTCATAGTATCCATTTGGTGCTTCTTTTATATCAAAAAATGCAGTAGTTGAATCTACGTTTAAAGCAGTATCTAAAAAATAATATGATGTAAATTTTGTAGATGTAGGTGTATCATAAACATTTACTGTTATTTTTCCAGTATCAAGAGATTCATCTGGGATCACATATATTTGATTTTCTGCTGTATCATCAACAATAAATGTTTTAGTTTTAAACTCTCCCTGAAACACTTTAATATTAGAATTTCCGTTTACATCAGTAAAGGAATATAATCCATTTCCATCATCTACAGCTGAATAGTTTTTATCTGTTATAAATTTAAAAGTTTCAGATTCATTAGATGCATTAAATTCCCATCCAGAATTTAAAGTTATAGATGAAGGACGATTTGCAACACCGGAAAGATTAACATATAAAGTGAGAGATGACGATGAAGGTGTTCTTGACCTCGGTCTATAACCTAATGCCTCAGCATGAGATACAACAGATGATCTTAATTGTGCAGTATTAAGAAATGCTTCATTTGTGGCAAAGTTTGCAGTAAGACCATTAAAGTGAGTATTGTATGCTAAAACATCTAATATATTTGAAAGACCTGATGTTTCAAAATTATAATCAGAAAATTCCGGTTGTTGTGCAAAATAGGTTTTTAAACTATTTTTAATAGTATCAAAATCTAAAGCTGTTGATGTGATATTTGTGGCCATATTATCTCAACCTCGAAATTTCTGTTTCTAGTGTAATTGTTTCGTTTGTGCTTAATACAACAAAAGTTATTGAGACATCAAGAGAATTTGCATAATCTCTATAGGTACTGGATACATCTATAACTTCAGCTCTTGGTTCATAATTCTCTATTGCTAATTTTATTCTTTGTTCTACTTCAAAATCTAAAAACTCGTCTCCAAGTTCAAATAGCATATCTCTAATACTACCACCAAAAAACGGAATAAAAGGTTTTTCAAAGTGATTAGTAAGTATTAAATTTTTAACAGCCTGCTTTACTGCATTAGCATCAGTTTTTTTAAATATATCACCATTCTTTTTATTTTTAAATAGTAAATCAATATCGGAATATATTCTACTGCTCGGAGCAACTATTTTTACTCCAGCATCTAATTTTCTATCTTCAATTGATAAGGATCTTGATGGCATATTTTTCTCTTATTTTATTGTATTATTTATAATGTTTTTAAGGTAATACTTCGATTAAGTCTGATGTTGTCTGTGAAGTACCGTTATAAACCGTTTCAATTTTTTTATTAAAAAATGCAGTATAATTTTCTGGTATGGTTGGCATACCAACACCTACTTGAGAATGTAAAGATCCATCAGTATTATAGTTATCATAGTACATAATTAAATTTTCATAATTAACATTATCTTTTAAGTAGACCGCAAAATCAAAAGATTTATTATTTGAAATTTGACCAGTAAATGAATCATAAACTTCATATACAACAAACTTACCATCTTTAGCAGCTTCTTTTACACCACCAGGAGTTAAGGTTTCTTCTGGCCCTGGTTTATATAAACCTTCAGCAACAACTAAATTATATCCTTGAAATTGATCGAGTTGATAGAATATATTAATTATCTCTGAATGTGGGTATAAATTTCTTGCTATATCTTTTCTTTGTTCGGCACTAGTGGTATGATCTAAATTTACTGGATCTTTAGCACTAGCTATAAATTTAGAAATAGGAACACCATTTCCGAGATTAGTTCCCATAGTAATATCACTCTGTTTATTGGGATCATATTGTGGATCAACTGTTATAGTTCTTTCTACGCCGCGTGAGGAAGACTCTCTAAGTGTATATTTTTTACTTAAAGCTTCTTCTCGTCTCGATCCTATTGGTGTATAACCAGTTCTGGCAGTTTGAGCTTCACCTTTAATTCTTCCGATTTTTTCTGGTGCTACAGAAGCAAATCCAGAATTTAAATTATTATTGTCTACCTGACTTTGTAAAAATTTATTATTATTTAAATTTGTTTGCTCTTTTAATTTTGATCTGACTTCACTCGTATTTAATTTTTTATCAGTAACACCACCTGAATTTTTTATTTGATTAATACCATGTAATATTCCATCATCTCTATCAATTCTAACTTCTCTGACACCTCTATCCTCATTAAATAGAAATGCATTAACAATAGTTGAAGTGGGCTTAAATTTATTACCTTGTGCTACAGGATCTTCTTTACTGTGTGAAGTTGTATCTACTGATCCACCATGTGATGCACCTAGAGCAGCGGTACCAGCTTTCATAGCACCTTTTGCTGTACCATTTAAACTCCCATGAAATACCTTTGCTTTCATAGTTTTCTTTGCTTCGACTTCACTTGCATGCAAAGTTCTATCTACATAACTATTTTGTGAAAACATTGTTACATTATCGCCACCGATAGTTCCATCATCTCCAAACACTGATATATCTGAAGCAGCAATATTTACATTTGGAGAAGACATACTAATTTCTGATTCAGAAGTTATATATGTATTACCACTATGTGAATATTCTGCAGTACCATCAACTTCATTATTAAATTTGCCCTTTGTATATGTTCCAAAGCCGCTTAAGTAAGTATTAGCAACCTTTTGTAATACAGTGGATGTTTTAGTTTTTTGTATTACTTCATTGAACAATCCGACAATATTTTTACGATAATTGCCTATAACATTTAATATATTATTACCACCAACTTTTACATTATAATCGCCCTTTACATCTAAATTATAATCACCTTGAACAGTAAGATTTAAATTTCCGTAATAAGTAATACATCCATTACCTTCGACTGCCATAACATGATTTTTAGAAACTAGATCAACTCTATTGCCTAGACTATTAACAATAATAGTACCATCAGGTTTTATTTCAACACCAGCACCATCTTTATGTTTAATAAGTATTCTTTCTCCGCCAGGAGTATCATTGATTTCAATTATGTGACCAGAGGTTGATTCATTTACGTGATTTAAAGGATAAATGGCTTTTGGTTGTTTTGCAATAGTAGTTTCGCAACCTATAGATCCATTTTTAATTTTTAAATTGTGGACCTTTGTT